TCTTGAGGTGAATAAAATTTTGAAGCAACCGAATCAAAAGCAAAAGTTAAAAAGTTTGCAAGTTTTTCAGCTTTAATTCCGTCTGTTATTATCAAAAATTCGTTTTCGGAAAGTGTTCCGAAATAATCGTTTTCTGATAGCGCAGACTGAATTATTGCACTGTATGTGTGTACAAGTTTTTCTGATGCAAGCTCTGTGTATGTTTCTTTGTAACTGTCAAAATTTTCTATACTTACAATAAGTGCAGCCCAAAAACCATTTTCGGTTATAACACGTTTTAATGCACGCAATGAATAGTTTTTACCTGTAAGAAAGCGTTTTGTATCCATATTGGACTCAATTTCACGCCGCAGATGAGCTTTTATTCTCATTACAAATTCTTGAGGGTTGACGGGTTCGGAGATAAAATCGTCTGCTCCGTTTTCCAAAACCGCTAATCTGTCTTGAAGTTCTGCAGATTTTGAGGTTGCAATTATTACGGGACGCATATTATATGTCAGCGAACGTATTTTTCTGCAATAATCAGATAAATCGTCGTCAATACTGTCTGAAATGATAATCAAATCCGGTTCTTTATCTTGAATGAATTTTAGAATTATTTCGTCATCATAGAACTGAGTAAAATGTAGTTTGTAGACATCGTCATTTAACAACCAGTATCTATTTTCATGTTCTCTTATTTTATTACTTATTGTGATCTCCGTTTATAATCTGTAAAATTCGTCTTATCAATTCTGTCATCCGTTCCGAGTCGCCACTAAACATTTCTCCAGTAGTTTTAATTTGATATTCCCATTTGTCTTTTGACACAACCTTTATAGGAACATTGTTATAAACCACTGTACCTGATGGTACACTCCACTCTGGTTCACACCATGTTTCTTCATGCTTATATTCTTTTGTAAGAATTTTTAGTAACTTTTGACATCCCTTATCATAACTTTTTGAATTGTGCCTGTCTGGATAATATGTATGTGGATAGTCAACTCCCTCTATCTTCATAGGCTTAAATTTGTTGACAACTAAAAGAACACCATCTGTAATTCTATAAATGTCTTGATAATCCGTTTTCGCCAAGATCTCCAAATTTATAATTCCCCCTTAGTTTACCGATTTATTAACTGATCTAAAACATATTCTCTCAATCTTTCATTTTCTTTAATAAGAGAACGAATGTATTCTTGCTGCGCTGCAATAAATTCTCTACATTCTTCTATTGTTCCTTGTGTAATTGTCTTCACCATATTTTTTTCATAAAAATCGTCTTTTAAATCGACCATAAATAATACCTCCATGATTTTTACTTAAGCTTTTACTCATCCCTCTTAAAACCTATCTTCTATTGGGTTTTTATAAACCCATTTACCATAAATCACGTTGCTTTCGCAACATTTATAATGGTAGGCGTTAGATCCACCTCTATCCCATATCCTGTATAGGAATCTGGGAATACCTTGCTCATAATTTGCAGACTTCCATTGACATCCGCATTAATTAACATATCTTTTGCCTGAAATAATCCTCTTTGAATACGTCTCTCTTTGTTATAATTCTCTTTTGTTGGCAGTTCGTCATCCAAATAACTTGTTCCTGATGTGTATGCCTCATTTACTTCTACATATTTAATTCCTATATTTTCGCATTTATATTTCAGTTGTCCTAATAACATCTCATAAGGAATAAATACGAAATTTTGCATACCTTTCTTTTTCTGTTTCCAAGTATCATTCTTGCCAATTACTAAAGTGTCAATGTTGTTTTCTTTGCACCACTTCACAACAAAAGCTGATGTATTATGCATATAATTTTTGACTCTGCAAAATCTCTTAAATATTAAAGAATCAAGACGTTTACTCCAATTCCTGTTATTCCTTTTCTTCAGTTCAGATTGCAGTTTAGCTCTTTGCTTGTTATATTGCTGATTGATGGACTTCAAAACCTTACCATTAACAATAATTGGCTTTTTGCCGATATTGTTTGACATTGTTATAAGATTATCCACCCCAATATCAATAGCAGCTATATGTTTGCTTTCAGACGGTTGTTCTGGAACTTCTATTTCATAAACTATCTCCATAACATAGCAAGTTCCTTTCGGAATAAAACGTATTTGTATTGGTCTGCCTAAACATCTACATTTCCAATCAAAATCATTCAGTAGACGATTCCTTATATAAATGGTAGATTTTTCATAATCATAAACAAGTTGATTGTTTGGTATCATCCAAGGGAATCTACCATCTTTAGGAAGATACTTTGGAAGTTTGGGCATTCCTAAATATTTATCAGGAAGCTCTTTCCAATCCTTAATTGCTTTGAAGTATGACTTCCAGTTCTTATCAAGCAGCCGTAAAGTACAATTTGCTGGTTGACTGAAACACAATTTGTAGTTTTCATGTGTCTTAAATTCAAAGTTCAAATTATAATAATTGATGTAGTTCCCATTTTTAATAAATTCTTGACGAATTATATAATTTGCTTCGTTATATAGATTCTTAGAACGGAAACACATTTCATCAATTATCTTGAATTTGGGATGATCTCTTTTAATTACTTTTTGTTCTGACCTTTGTACTTTCGTTCTATAACCACCTCACACCATTAATTTGTGTCTAGTATTATTTCTTACATTTCACACCTACTTCGTAATTCCGATGCCATTTAAAGTCACATTAGTAATGACATCTTTAGTGAATTCAACATTTTCAGAAGTTCCACCATAAAATAATATTCCAGAAATTTTGATGATATCTTCATCTCCATCTTTTACAAGTTTTATATCTTGAGTTACACCTAATGCTGTCCGTGTACCATCATCATTAATGATTTCAATTGGTGTAGGTATATCAGCCGCTTTTTTTCACAGCTTCTTCCCAAGATTCTTTTGTATAAACATATCCATTTTTATCTGGCTGTCCAAAATGTACTGGAATATCGAATGTTACTTTTATGTTTTCTACTCTCATAAATTTGTTCCTTTCTACTTTATTTGATTTGTAAATTGTTATATAATACTTCTATAAAACTATTTGGAGGTTACATATATGTCAGAAGATAAAAAATCATTAATCGACTTAGTTCCTGATTCTGTTGATAATGCTGTTAAAAACATTACCGATAAACCAACGCAAAACATGGGAACCACGCTTGCTGATATTTGGTATCTTGTTTTTGGAGGTATTTCCCAAGCTGCTGAGAAACGTAAACTTAAATATTCTTATGCTCTTCAAGAATTCGAAAAAGAGTTAAAAGAAAAAATAGAGAAAATTCCTCAAGATAAATTGGTTGACCCAGATATCCAAATTATTGCTAAAGCATTAGAAGAAGCTAAATATTGCATTGATAAAGAAGAATTGCGGCATATGTTTTCCTCTCTTATTTCTTCTTCAATGAATAGTGATATTTTTGTTACCCCTCTTATGGTAAAAATTGTTAGTTCCTTATCATCAACAAGTGCCAAAATATTAAAATATTTTTACGAACATGATAAAGAAAAAATAGATAAGCATAAATTACAAAAATATTTAAATTTAGAAGACTATGATACAAAGGGATTAGAAATATCACTACTTGAATTAGAACATTTAAACTTAATTTATGCATTTAACAAAAGAACCGACTCATGTTCTAAAGAAGAATTAGAATATTTTTTAATGAACAATTACACGTATGGGTATCAAAATACTGATGGTACATTCTCTCTTTTAGAGAATACAAGATTAAGTTCCTTAGGTCGTAAAATATGTTATATATGTTTACAATAAAAGTCCTATTTCATCGGCATATTTAGTCTATATATAGTGGTTCGCAAAATCAAAATCCACTATATATAGACAATTTTTATGCTGTTTTCTTCAAATTCTCACAAGTTTCCTTTATCAATCTCTGCATAAATGTGTTTCTTACAAAATTCGCTTTCTTTTTTACAGACTGGTTTACAGTATCTATATTCCCTAAATGAAAGCACTTCTCTTTCATCCTGGTCAGTCCCACATATATAAGATTGGAATTCAACATATACGCATGGGACTGAGGTGTAAGCAGAATAACCACCTTTATTGAACTTCCCTGTGATTTATGGATCGTAATACAATATCCAAGACCAACCATCTGCATATCATTTCTGTAATACTTTACCTTTACACCATCAAAATCAATGATTAGATAACTTGTAAATACGTCCTTTACAATACCCGTTTCTCCATTTGCAATAAACGTTTCTCTTAAATCCTCGTCAAACCCATATTCATCATCTACAAATAACTGTGCGTGATAGTTATTAACATTCTGTATAATCTGATCACCTTTAAAATAAACTGTATCTCCAACTTTCATACATTCTGTGCTGCCATAATTTGGATTGGCGACCTTCTGTATTGCGTTGTTTATTACTACTGTTCCAACATCTCCCTTCTTATATGATGTAAGCAACTGTATATCCTCAACTTTATATCCTTGTGATAGCAATTTCTTGTATAAAGCAACTGCATTTTTAACCATAATGTCACTACCAACATTAACAAACGCATAGTCTTTATTTGTACCAAACCATGTGAATTGATTATTGATTCCTGTAAGATATTCCTTACAAAAACGGACATCCGTTGCAACTTTCATCAGTCCACCTTCCCCATAACGGAAAACTTTTGTTAATGTAACCGTTGGAATAATATTGGTCTGCATAAAATCATGAAGTAAATTTCCACATGATACCGATGGAAGCTGCGCATTATCTCCTATCAACAGTAACTTTGTTCTATCAAAATCAACAGCATCTAGCACTCTTTTTAATAAGAATATATCTGTCATAGAAAACTCATCAATAATCAAAGCATCACAATCCAATTTGTGTTTTTCATTGAAGCTCCATGTATCAGGAGGCATATATCCCAAACCTCTATGTATTGTCATGGCATGTTCTTTGGTATAATCAGATAATACCTTTGCTGCCTTTCCTGTTGGAGAAAACAACCTAAATGATTTATTGTTGTCCTTCAACATATTGATGACTGCCTGAGTACAAAAGGATTTTCCTGTTCCTCCAGCTCCATTTAGGATGCAAACATTATATTTACAGATATTCTCTACAATTTTTACCTGCTCATCTGATAGTTCACAGCCATTAACCGTATGGTACTTCTTATAATTAAAATCCCATCTGTTTTTTGTATTTACAAGACCACCAACTATTTTCTCTGCTATATATTTCTCTATTTCATATGTCCTTCTGATCGAAACAACCATAGATTCCTTGTCATAATAAATGCTTTCATGCTTCATACACTCTACAAAATGATTAGAACACGCCGGAACCATCTTCATACATTGATTCCTTAATTCATTGATTGACATTAGTGTATGTCCGTCTTCTTCATTTTTTCCCAATAGGTACAACATACAGGACAAACATCTATGATTGCTGGTTTTTAATTCTGACTCAAACTCAATAATTTCTGGTTTCCCATTTTTAACATTTTCTTTTGAAGCCTTTTCCAGTTCCAACAAAATACTATCTGCCGTTGCGAATCCAACTTTGGCTAATCCACATAAGCATTTATACGGATCTTCTTTGAGTTTCTTTTTAATCATAGTAATTGATGAATACTTTTCATACAGCTTTTTCAACATTGGAAGACTCAATAATCCTTGAAACTCTACTACTAATTCTGCCAAGCAGAAATTTTCAACAATCTTATCCTTGATGATATTAAACGTATATTCCTTAATTCCATGCAATTTATTCAAGTCAATATCATCAAGATTATTATTCATTACACGATCAACAATATCTGGATATACATCATATAATGTCTGTGCCTGATTAAGTGTTAGGATTTCTTGAAGGAAAACATACATATCATCAGCAGATTGTGGCTTGTTTCTTCGGATATTGATAACTTTATATCCCCAACCATTTTTTGTTAGCTGCTCAACCGCTTTTATTTCATATTCAATCCCTTTGCCTAATTCATGTATTTCACCAGATATTGTTGCATTGCCGTACTTTGTGAGTTTGATATCTGGGTAGATATCTTTGTTGACATCTACCGCATATACCCTATAATCTTCACTTTCGTATATAGGTCTTACAATTCTGCCTTTAAACAATACTTCTTTTTCATCGTTATTTTTCAATATGTAACCTCACCTACTTAATCACTTCATAATTTGTCAGCACATCTTCTAATTCATCCGTTACAGTCCAGACTCCGTTGATAGGCTTCTTTTTAAACTCTTTATCAAATTCCTTTATCTTTAGCACTGAATATAATCCAAATGGACTTTCTTTAAATATTCTGCCCTGTTTAATCCTTGAATGTATTTCTTCGCCAGTCCTTACTTTTCGTGCTGTAAAATATGGTTTAGTAGCATCTTTAAATGTTTTGTAGTCTACAATGATATAATAATTGTCACTAACTTTAGGATTGGTATATACCACCATTTCAAGATGTTCCTTTTCAAATTTGATCATCTCAATGATGCCCATTTCCTTATTCTCTATATGGTTGCACAATTCCTTAACTAAACCAATATTATCTATCTCTTTAAATAAAGAATTCGTTTCTTTTCCCAAATACTTCTTCGCTATATATTCAGAAATACCCAATTCTTCTAATTTGCTCTTTTTTATCTGCTTACAAGTTGCAAATTTGTCATAAACCTGTATAACTCCTAATAGATACTTATTTTTGCCAAACTCAGAAAAGAAATTTAAACCAGTAAGAATTTCTAACTGCCTGGAATTTACAGATGTATGTTCTTTTATATCCTTGATAAGTTCTACAAATGAATCGTATTTATTATCTCTTAGTGCATACAGTTCTTCAGCAATAGTATCGTTACAGTACTTAATTGCCCCAATCCCCTGATAGATAGTTCCACTATCTTTGTCATACTCATATTCTGCTTTCGATTTTCTGAATCTTATAGGTTCTATCGTATAGCCTTTTGACAAGATATATTCTTTAATGTTCAAAGATTTTTCTTTATCAGATGTATAAATATTGAGAGCAGACGTTAAAGTTTCAATTGTATAATAATGCCTTAAATAACCACAAGCAAATCCCAAAAATGAATATGGATCGGCATGGTTTTTAGAAAATAAGTATGCTGACGCATCAATAATTACTTGAAGAAAATTTACAATCAATTCTTCTGCTTTTTCATTCTCTACACCATATTCATCTTTCATTGTTTGTATAAAGCCTTTTATGTAATGGTTATTTACTGGTTTTCCTTTATCATCAAGCATGTATCCGCCATCTTTAATGACTGGAATATCATTTTCTGTACCTGTTTTCTTACTAAAGTGCCTACGCACAATATCAGCTTCGCCCATTGTAAAACCACAGAACTTATACAAAAACTCTATGATCTGTTCCTGATAAACTAAATAGCCAAGTGTAGGAGCCAGAAAATCATTCAACGCAGCATGTCCATTGTCCCTATAAATTCCTTGTGACAATTCTGTTCTGTAAGAAGCTCCTGCTGGTCTGATTGCACCATTAGCCATACTCATTAAGTCTATGTATGAAAAGTTTGGATTCTGTTTCTTGATATTTTTGATGGTTGACTCGCTTAAAATATCTCTTAGGTATGAACCCGCAAAATCTGATTCAAACTGAAAAATCAAAGTAGTATCTTGTGCAATATCATCCCATACATTTTTATCACTAAAATCAATATTATCTGGTGTAATAAATGGAATGCCAACAGCTTTACATGTATTGTCTATAAGTCCGACACAATCAAGCCCAAGAATGTCCAATTTTACATAATTCAAAGAATCTATCTCTTTCATATTTATCTGCGAAATCGGTTTGTCATCTGAAGAGATATACAGTGTACCAAATGCTTTGTCTACTTCATGAGGAGATACAACAAGTCCGGCTGCGTGTCTGCCAAGTGATGTAATAGTACCAACCACAATATCTACATACTCAAATAATTCCTTATGCTTATTTCTAATCTTTTCATCAACAAATTCTTTTTTATTTTCGTCTTCCTGAACAAGATTAGATAATTCCTGTGTTTCTTGTGGTGTCATTCCTAATGCCCTTCCAACATCCTTAATCGCACCACGCATTTTAATTGTGTTAAAAGTGATAATATTACAACAATATAATCCTTTTTTTTCAAATAAATATTTTCTGACTTTCCATCTATCTTCACTAAACCAATCTGAATCAACGTCTGCAAGACTGATCCTCTCCTTATTCATAAATCTCTCAAAATTCAGATTATATTTAATACTGTCAACATCTGTAATTCCAAGAAGATATGCTATGATACTTCCAGATACAGACCCCCTCGAATATCCATAATGTACACCTTGTTTTCTAAGTTCTCTCTTATAGTCTTCTTCAAGCAGCATGAAATCAATTGCGTCATTATGTTTATATGTTTCTATCTCATATACAATCTTGTCTTTATATTCTTGGAAATTGCTATACTTATTTACTCCTCTTTCCTTAATGCCATCTAATATTTTCTGTTTGAAAACACCCATAGAATCATTGTATAGTTTGGGATATTTCTTTGAATAATCCAGACTAAATTCTTCTATGGAATCAGCCATAACATTAGTATTTTCTATTGCCTCCAGATAAACCTCTTTAGACAATGCTCTTTGATTTTCATATGCTTTTACAAGTTCATCATAACTTTTAAAAGTAAGATCCCAATTTGATTCATTATCAAATTTAACCTCTTTTGACTTCTGCATAATTGTTCTTCCAAGCAAATGTCTTTCGTCCAAAGCATGTGTATCTGTTCCAGCAATCAATGGTATTCCATGTTTCTTTGAAATAAAGGCAAGATATTGGTTATACTTAATTTGCATATCATCACAATGATGTTGTATTTCTAAATAACATCTATGCTTGTTATCAATCAGAAACTTTAAAAATTTCTCTTGTATTTCCTTCGTGCCGCTGGCTAATATGCCGCCAATACATGCGGTACATATAATTATATTGTCTGATGTAGAAATCAACTCATCAAATGAAATTCTAGGATTGTAATAAAAATGACCATCTCTTACAAATGCTCTTGAAGATAATTCATTCAATTCAACTACGCCATCATAGTTTTTGGCAATCAAAACACAGTGGTAATTATCTCTTTTTTGAGTTTTATTCTCCTCAATATATTTACTGATTTCCACTTGTGCTTCATTTTCATCTGTGCCGAGTAATGATTCACACAATTCTGTTGTATCAGGTTCAAAATATAATTGTTCCGTTACATAAAATTCTTCTGCATGAATATATTTCATGCCACATGATTCAATTTTTGTTTTTTTATGTACCCATTCCAATATAGATCCATGCTCTGAAAATCCCATTGCTGTCATCCCTAATGATTGTGCATAGGAAATATATTCGTTGTATTTTGTAACACTATCTATATTAGTAACACCATTACTCAGATCACTATGTAGATGATATACTGTATAATTCAATCAACCACCACCTTTTACAGATTATCCAACCAAGATAAATCTTCATCTTTAACATCGTTATTTTCAGATATACCACTACCAACACCACTAAAAAAGTCATCTCCATTTTGCTGTGCTGCCAGTACATCCAGATATTTTTTATATGGTTTATGTAAATTGGGAGAATATGCACATAATGTTGAGAAATAATAGCTTTGTTTTTCAACTTGTTCTGGAGTATCAAAGAATACCATCTCGGCATTCTCTTTATCAATTAGTTTCTCAGTTTCATATTTCTCTTCTTTTTCTATAATCTCATCAATCGTATTCGTAATATCTGTAACCCATCTATCAATAAGTTCCTGTGTCAGATCCACATATACAATACAATCATGAAATTTATATTTTGCTTGTACATCCTTTGGCAGACACTTTATATCATTTGTCTGTACCAACATATCAAGATACTCTATAAGTTCATTTTCATATCCTAATTTCTTTAACCACATTTTTACGCTTGTTTGCAGTTTATTACCTATTTCACATCTATCAATTTCTCTTGTAGTCCACTTTCCGTTTGCCTGTTCACAATCTACTTTCACATATTTCAAAAAGTCCCAACAAATCTTTATCTTTACATATGGAACACCCATTTGATGTAGACCAATTGCATAAACAACTAACTGTCCACATTCATTTAATGCTTTTTCTCCCTTATATATAGAAGATGTTTTCCAATCCAAGATATTGAAACAGCCATCACTATCTTTAAAGCATATATCTATGTATCCCTGAAATACGTTTTTACCAATCAGGACACTAATAAATCTTTCAATTTCAACTTTGTAAGGGATTGTATGGTGATTATTAAAGAAATGTTTTAGGTTCTTATAATATTTATCAGCAATCTTCTTGTTTTTCTCGCTATCATTTCTATCAAATTTAAGTTCTGCAATACCGGCTGTCATCCACGCATCTTCAAATTCACTATCCATATCTTCATATTTAATGTTCCCTAAGTATAAGTTCTCCATTATCTCATGTGACATACCGCCTGTAACTGTGTAAATGCAATCCTGTCTATCTTCATCAATACCTTTAATATATTTTAAGAAATACTCATACGGACTGTTATGATAAGAGTTAAAACGTGACCAGCTCCATAAGCGATCCACTCCATACTTTCTTTTTACTTGCTCTAATTCTTCTCCTGTTTTTCTTCCCATTCATACCTCACTTCTTTTTATTCAAGCTTTGTAAATATTTTTTATGTTCTACATAGTCATAAACTGTTCGATACTGCATCATAAATTCAAATATCTTATTTATGGAGTCTGCTGGCGAATCCTTATCTCCAAGTAAATCCCATCTGTCATACAAATACGAAACTTTTCTTATTCCATGAAATTTTTCACAACAATGCCTAATGTGTTCAATATCAATATCCTTGTCTAGTGCAATGATAATCTCACAGTTTAATCCTATAAGTATCTTCACTTGTTCATCTGATATTTCATGCCCACTTAGAGCTACACCAGTTCCATCATTCAAACTATCTCTTTTTAATACAGACTTCTCCGCTTCGTACACAACGACATATCCTTTATCCCGAATTATCTCTTTATTCTCCCATAGTCCAAATAAATTCATCTGTTTAGGATAGCCAGGTGTAATAAAGTATTTTTTAATATCGAATAATTCATAATTTTCCACAGAAGTCCTCATATTAAAACCAAGCAGTTCACCAGTGAGCCAATATCGTAAAGGAATAATATTTCTTTTGTATCTGTAACTATAAGCAAGACCAAACTTTTTTACCGTCCATGACATAATTCCTTCTCGAAAAAAGTCTATATGTATATGTGGTACAAAGTCTTGTAATTCATTCTCATTTAGCACATGAAAATCTAATACATTCTGTCTTTTGCGTTTTGTCTTTACTTTTTTGAATATATATAACGGATCAACTGCTTCTTTCTTTTCTTCCTGTTTCTTAAATGTAAGCGGCAATCCCAATATCTTATGTAAATATTTCACCGTATCAAAGAATGAAAATTTGCTATCATTAATTCTTTTGTTGTACTGAACTAATGTAAGCAAATCAGAATTATCATCAAATTCTTTTTCTCTGGTGTAATTCACACAACTCAAATATTTATTGTTTTTTACATTAACTGCTCCTTTGTTATCTCCATTACAATTTGAGCAGCTATAATATTCTTTAGATGGGTGGTAGACTATATGACCGCACCCAATTTCATTTAAAATAAACTCAATCTTACCGTTACTGTATATCCACTCCTTTAACTCGATAACGGTCATATATTCATAATCACCACCTTAAAAATCTACTGGTACATTGGTAATGCCAATTTCTTTCATAACATTTCTTGACATATCATGCTCTACCACAATTTGATACTGTCCTGTAGAACCTTCTTTATTCTTTATCAAAAATAAAATTTGATAATGTTTTTCCTTATCTAATTTAACAGGAATTTTTGTTTTTCCATTTTTACCTTCCAAACGATACACTTTTAGTTCTCTTCGCTCACCAGTATATTCATCATCATATAAATCTCGTATCATAATGCATGTAAACACAGGATCAATAATATTCTTTGCCATACCAACATTGTCCTGTGTGTAATATCTTTGCTTAACACTTCCTTTTGCTAATTGGAATGTAATCAGAATATGAAGATTCTTTGACTCTGGTTTAACCACATCATTAATTTCAACCATATTCTGTTGAAGTTCCAACCAAGATTTATCACTTACTGCTCCAGCATCCATCTTAAAAGTATCAAGAATAAAATACTTTACACCCATACTTGAATACTTTTTTAGTACCTTAATAGCATTGGATGTCTTATATCGCTTAAATGGTATAACTGTTAGAATATGATTTTTAGTCTGTTCTTTAATCCAATCGGCAGCTTTATGTAATAATTCTTTGACATCTTCTGTATAATGTCCATCCCTAACAATATGTTTCTGTAAATCTTCTTTTATAATATTGTTAGCAACAAATACCAGTAATTCTCTTTGCCATTTCTTTAGGTTGTCTTCGTTGATCATAGCAACAATTCTTTCTTTTTTCTTAATGGCTGTTGGTATCACTGCATTTCTTGCAAAGGTAGACTTACCCACATTACTAAGACCGCCAACAAGTGTAATACATCCTAAATACTGCCCTCCTGTTTCTCTTGTTAGCATATCCATATTGTTATATGGAAGTCCAAGTGCCACCCCTTCATCCAATTCATCTATCAATTCATCAATTCCATCTGCAATATCATAACTTTTAACATCACAATCTACATTCACAAAAATATCATTGATAAATGCTTCCCACTCATTATATATTTCCTCAGCAGTCATATCACAATATTCGCTGAGTCTATCTTTTACAGGACAACCACGTTTTGCCAACTTAATTACACTATTCCACTTTCGTAATTCCTGGATATATCCATATAAGTTTTCTTCTTTGACATATGTACCAGCGTTTACAATAGTGTCATATCCACCATATTCATCATATTTTGCTCTTAGTTTGGAATGTTTTTCGAGATATAAACCGACTGTAATATCATCCAGAGAACTCTTCTTTTCTAGTTTGATAATATCATTTGCAATCGTCCAATAGACTCTCCAAATATTATTATTAAATTCCTCAAGTTCTAAGTTTGTGTCATAAATAGCATCTGGAACCTTATATAAAATTGATACTATATTTGCCTCCGCTGCTTCTTTGTATTCATTTATTTTTTTGATTGTATCAATTAATTCCTGTTCAAAAGCACTTAATTTCTTTCCCTTTGTGGAAGATTTTACTGTTGATATGTTTTTCACCACCTTACCACAATTCATTTAGTCTTTTATTTCTTAATTCTTCTGTCTTTTTTTGATATTCACCACCATTATGAGATAAAATATTTGTGTCTAACTTATCTATATTTTCTTCTGATTTCTTCGCTTTCTGTACTCTCAAGTAGACATCATTGATATTATTTTCTACTATTTTGCAAATATAATTAAATTTATTACTTTCAGACTCAAATACCTTATTTGAAATAGCACTCATAATGGATGGTTTACAAATTTGGAAAGTATATAAAACAACCTCATAAGAATAATCTGCTTTATCCTCAGTGTTTCTGTTTTCCATATACTTTCCTTTTGTCAACCCTTTCAGCCTTAATACAAGACCAGAAGGAATTGACTGAGAACTGTCATACAAGAGTATTTCATTTTTCACATACTGGTATAATTTATCCCATTGCTCTTTTTCAACACTCGTCATTTTCTTACTTCTCAATTCAATTCCTCCCTAGAACATTATGAAATCAGTGCTAATACCTTATTGGCATCGTCAATATCCGTAATCAGAGTCGGATTATCATATCCAAGTTCCTTTGACTTTGCAATAATAGGCTTGATCTTATCCATATTAGACTTGTTCTCTTTGATAAAATCAGTAATCTTTGATACCACATCTTCAAGCTTCTTTGCTTCCTTCTTGTTCTGTTCTGCCTTGGCAATCTCTTTCAACTTTTCCGCTTCTTTTGCTTCCTGTTCTGCCTTTGTTTCATCAAAAGACTTGCCAGACTTAGACTGTTCTGCTTTGATTGCATCTGTGATGGCAATAACAAAATCATCTGCTGTCATAGGGATTTCATCAACAATATCCGCAAATCTTGAACCACTATCCAATGCCATATTGTCATCTCTGAATTTAATCTTTCTTGTCTGTTCAGAAATCTTATTTACAGTAATATCTTTCTTGGTAACAACATTCTTCTTACCAGTCTTTTCAGTAATAATTGTTCTGTCATAATAAGCAAGACCTAAAAAGTGCATCTTCTTCTTTAACAGGTTGAAATATACTTTTTCAACATCAGAAGTTAATGTCTGATATGTTGTTCCTGTTGCAATATCGGTAAGTTCTCTGTTCTTAACATGACCAATAATAATTACAGCAACGCCAATTCTACGCATCCTTGTAATAATATCAAACATGTATTCAAAAGCCTTACCCTGCCCCTTCTGAAAACCATTCCATGCTGCATCAATACTATCTGCTCTCTTATCAGGATGATCGACATTCCACTTTCTAATAGCTTCTGATTCAGCCAATTTAATCCATCCATCGTATGTATCAATAACAATAGCTTTCAAATTGCTATATTCTGTAGTTTTGTTACTCTCGATATCGTCAATAATATCTTCTACCTTATCCCAATCGTCACAATCCTCATATACAATGCCGGAAATTGCATCTGCACCAGCTTCACCATTCATCTCCAAGAAGATATAACCATCTTCACCAGCTAATTTCTCACAAACTTCTTTAATAATAGTGGTCTTACCAATCTTAGGTTCCCCAAGCAAACAAATATTATATGATAATGGATCAATCTTTACTTCATTCTTTTTTCCGTATTTTCCCAAGTTATTATTCTCCTTATATTTTGAATTTGCGAGGTTGCATCCAAGCAACCTCAATATAAATAATCTTTATATTTTACAGATTATCCAACCAACTACTGTCATCATTAGCAGGTACTTCTTCGTCTTCTGTCTCTATTGCTTCTTCAGATGTATCTCCGCTATCGTCATTGTCACCAGTCATAAAGTCAAGAATCAGATCCTCTTCATCATACTTCTTCTCAAACTTCTGAATAACAGGTGTCTTATTGCCGTCTTTGTCCTCAACCATCTTGATTGAAGGTTTTCTGATTACCATTCTCTTTTCTCTGCCAGAACTTACTGTACATTTTGCCAATGCTTCTTCGAGAGTATAAACGCCGATTTCAATAAGCGTTTTGATATCATCTGGAATATCATCTTCTGTTGCAGTTACAACCGCTCCACCTTCGATTAAATCACCCTCAAATGTAACCTCTGTTACACCCTTCTGTACCTTGAATACCTTTTCTACGACTTTCTGAGAAGTTGCAGGATCAGAAAGATTCAACTCATATTCAAATGCCTTATCATATGGGATATTAGTTTTTACTTCCTTACCCTTATATTCCTTGACATAATCAAGTACTTTCGCATAAATTGGAAGAACACCCGTATCCTTATCTGCCTTACCTACGCTGTCTTTTGTAAGTAACATTGTTTGAGTAAATCTAGCACAATATTTACTACTATCATCGACCTTAGAGAGTACGACACTATTGATTTCTTTTTTTACCTGTGTCACATCATTGTATGTAGAGTATTTCAGATTGCCTTTGACATTTACAACCATACCTTCTTCCAAGTTGTCCTTGATATAAGCAATCATGTCATAAGGCGAAAGGAATTTCTTATAAAATACTTTTCCACCCTTATCACGTTCCAAGCCAACTGTCAGGAAGCAAAGATCTCCAACGGATTCAAGAATGGTTTCATCAAATCTGTCATCCCAATCAATAGTAAATTTGTTGTCAAAATCATCTTTGCCATCTTCACCCTTACCATGAACATATACTACATTGTCTCTTTCTGCTCCATATCCACCCATTAGTTCTGCATATACGGTTCCGCAAGTTTCTCCGCAATACACACCCAAATTAAGACTGTTATAAATCCAATCTGACTTCTCAGACTTCTCATCTGTCTTATAGGTGTACTCATTGATTTTTGCTTCACCAATAAGCATGAATGAATTTGACCAGTTCTTCTTTTCTAACGCTTTCTTTTCCTTTTTTGCCATTAAGTAGCATTCCTCCTATAAATTCATTAAAAATATTTTCGCATCATATATAACATCAACAGCCTTTTCAGACTGGAACACAGATATTAAATCTATATAAAATCTATGTCATCAGTGATTTATGGCTAATTTTTGCGTAATTTAAGCCAAAGGTATGCTGTTCACCACCAAAAACGAATATAACTGTTCAGTTGTTAATATTGGAATTTTCTACGGATAACCGTGCGAATTGTTTACTTGTTACTGCGTGTACCTGATTGATCATTCTCTATCTAACTAATGATCCAAACAGATATGATGGATAAATACCTACTTCTTTTCTATCTATTCTCTTTCTACAATCTCCGATATTTGTGAAATAGTAACTTGAGAACCACCAAGGCATATACCTTATTTCTCCCAAATGCTCAACTGCGTAAATTGAACACCCATTATATACTTCTACTTCAAACTGCTTTTTATATTGTTCATAACACTCTTGACTGCAAAATAATTTTCTTTTGCCATTCTTATCATAACCTTTCAAATTGATTGTAAAGGTTTTAAAATTACACTCTCCAATTTCTTTTCTGCAATTTAGACACTTGACTTTTGGATATTGATTCATTTTAATCACTATTCCTTTCTACAGAATCCTTATAATCTGTTCATATAAACAGCTGCTTCTCTCCCAATGGAAAGTTTTGTTCTGATGCATATGCCCAAAGAGCCACGCCTTATAATCCACATTCTGCTTAATCTCTTGTAAATAATCGGTCAATCTATCTCTCTGATATAATCCTGACCCACCGTCCATCTGTCTGAGCAGTGAAGTATATGGACTATGAGTAATAATGTAATCTACTTTATTATTCTGCTTTTCAAGATTCACCATACCCTCATTCATCTCTTCTTCATTTGGAAGTTCCCTTTCCCACCAGCTTACATGATTGATTCTGTATAAAGCGTATGGATTTTTGTCTAACTTTTTCTTCTTTTCTTTGAAGTCTGGATCATCAGGTTCCAATATTCCGGCAGATATATCATGGCTACTCGCACCACCAAAGGTAAAGAATAACTTATCTTCGATATTGAAAATCTGACCTCTCATAAGATGAATGACTGATGGGCGAATGAAATGCACATTTCCTCCGTGCCATTTTTCTATTGGGTAATCATCAAGTCTATCAAAATTATCATGATTGCCATCAACAAATAATGTGGTAAATGGTTTATTTTCAAGCCAATCTAACCAATACTTCTCAGTTTTATTTTCTCCGCTATAATCCCACACAAGACCAAAATCACCAAGAATAATTACCACATCATCTTTTGTCATTTCCTTCTGCTCTGGAAAAATATCTGTTGAAAATCTTTGTGGATTTCCGTGTATATCACCTGTGATCCAAACCGCCATAACTACCTCCTATCTGCTTTCTTTTGCGTTTTCTCTTTCTGCAACTTTGCTTCCTCTGCCAACTGATTCTCTAACTTTCTTGTGATACTTCTCATTTTGCCTACTTGCTTTTTACAACTCAGTCCCATTATATTATTCTCCTTTAATCAATCTACATAATCAGTAAATTCTTCATCGCAACACATACATTTGACTGTTTGACACTCTACAATGCCACTTGGTAAAAATTCATATACAAACTGTTCACCTGCTGTTGCATGAGATATACAACCTTGTTTTCTGTGTTTCTCTACCCATTTATCTATCTTTTTGCTTGTCTCAAATTTTATGTATTATCACCTCACAATTCATTATTCTCTTTTTTACTTAATCCTTGTCTATAATTTTCTTAAATTCGATAACACAAATATATTTACCAGATTCTTCATCATATTCCATTGTCGTATTGATACACTTATATTCGTTATATCCACATATCAATATTGCATCATCACACGGAAATAATACACCGTCTCGAATAGTGTAATATGTAGTGTCAGAATTAGTTATTCTAACATCTTCAATTTTCACTTCTGTTTTATTTTCATTTGCTTCCCTTGATATTGTTCCGCAACCAACTAATGATAAAATTGTTAAAATCAAGACACTAACCACTATTTTCTTTTTTATATAATCACCTCCTCCAAACTCACCCAATGAAATAAGAATTTCAAGACATATTTTTACGCTTCACTTCCTTTAAAGCACCACAATTATTTTTTAATATACACAAATCACATTGCCACGAACCAGCTTTTACACCAACATTACTACAAGTAATTTCTACATTAGATTTTGTATATTTCATTATTTTATCATCTATCTCTTTTTTACTTCTCATATGTTCCTAAAACATTTCTCTCATACCGATCCATAACTCTCTTATTCATATACATAAGAGCAATTTCGATATGTTTTAAAGCCTCTGCATTATCTTCAGTTGCAAAATTACCACTCTGGAATCCTTTTAAACGATCACGAACAATCTCTAACAAATCTGTATCAATAATTCCTGTAATTGCTTCTGGATCTTTTCTAGCTCCATTCTGAAACTGGATAAGTGTAAATGGAATATCTTCATCATCAGGAACAATTGCTTCAATTTTATAAAGATGATTTGCATTACCACTTCCTCTTTCATCAATTGCCTTTACGATGTTTAAGTTCTCTACCTTCTGAATTGTGTTTAATTTTCTCATTATATCTTTTCTCCTTTTTTGTTTTGATTTCACTGTGTAGCAACAACATTTAAAACATTTTCAATTATATTTGAATAAAATTTATCAACAAACTCTTCCAAGCCAATACTTCCTTCGTATTCTCCATCAGTTATCAACATACATTCTATGCCTAAATCAGAGCCTAACTCTTGGAGTGTTTTATCAACAGTCTCATAAACAACTGTTTTTGTATCTGCGTAATCACATCCAAGAGAAAGAATATCTCTTAATTCTTCTATATCCTTTTTTGATAGTTTACTCATTGTTTTATACCTCAAATTTTTCAACGAAAGTGACATTTCATCAAAATTTTATTTAATCAATTAATGAAAATTGACATTCGCATCCTCTTAAATATCTACCATTGTCCAATACAATAATTGTTTCTCCAGGTTCTTCGATATCATCCCTTACTATAGTCCCTGTATGCTTTTTAGTAGTATCGTAGTGATAACATACTTTCACTCTTTTTCCAACAGATGGATACTTGTAATTGTCATCTTTCTGTTTTGGAAAACTATCATAAGTAATTGTTTTTACACATCCCATATATTTATTCTCCTTTCCTTACGCCATTTTTACATCATTACAATATCCATCTGTAAACAATTTATCTAAAACAATATACGGATCTTCATTAGCAGCTTTTACTCTTCTTATAAGTTCTTCAACAGATATTTTTTCTTTAACAACCAAAATATTTTTGTCATCAACTTCTACCTTTTTATTCTCACATACTATCTTTACTGGTTTATTATTTTGAATTGGCACAATGTATATATTATCTTTCATAAAAACTCCTTCCGTCCAGTAAGTAGATTCATCAGAATTAAGATTATTTAATCCTATATCTTGTGCAGTAATACTTCCACCATTTTTACACTTTTCCCATAATTCATTATCAGATAATTTACACATATAATACCTCCAAATTCACCATAAAAGAACGCTTTCAAGTACTATTTATCAAACCAATAAACATTAGAATTTTCTTTTTTTTCCTTATGATAGTCGCCAATCCAATGGAACTGTCCATGATCTCTACACCAATCATGACATGCTGACAAAACGTTTGAAAAATTTATCAGATTGGGATTCGATATCAATAACTCCAAATCCATATTTCTAATGGAATCTATTAAGTCTCTCTTGTATACTTCTTCATATGGGATTTTATCGATTATCAAAGTCAAATTATCTTTATCAAAACTTACTTCTCCGCATGCGAAATAATGCTTTTCTTCATTTACTCCGTCATGGTAACAAGAATATGTCCTATTTTTTAGTTTTTTAATTCTTCCCACACACATTTTTTCTATAAAATCTACTGCTGGGTCAAAAAACTTGCTTTTATCTAATGTATATTTAACTGTATATAATCCGTCTTCTCTTATTTCAAGATACTTTGTTCCAGAATACATTTGAATAGGTATTGGATTCTCTTTTACAAGTCCTATCTTCTTTGCATAGGATAGAAGATTTTCATCTTCATCGTGTACTCCAAATGGAATTCCACAAATAATAGAAAAGGCAGTTCTCGCATCAAGCCAATTACTTTTCATATATAAACTTCCATCTTCTCTAACTCCTACATTATCAGCTTCACCTTTCTCATAGATTTCTTTCACCTCATCAAGATTAAAATAAAAATCAGATTTACAATCATACCATCCAATTTCAATCCACTGATCTGTCCATCCACCCATATAATCAGTCATTACATGTGTATTATCTATAAAATATTTTTTCATTTATCTCCTTTATGCCAAATGAAATTTCGGTTTCATTACCTCCTATGGTTGAAAACTTGGCATTAACTGCAATTTGAATAAATTCTTCTCATGCATTGTATCAATTTTTTTCTTTACTTCTCCATCTTCGATTTCGCCAATGCGAATATACTTATCCAATACATCATAAGTAAATCCAAGATTATCCTCATCTGTCTTTCCACAAAGTCCATCTGTAGGAGCCTTATCAATCAATTCATCTGGTAATCCTAAGACTCTTCCAATCTGTTTGATTTCTGTAACTGTCAAATTAGATAATGGACTAAAATCACCTGCCGCATCGCCATATCGTGTAGAATATCCTACCCAATCTTCAGATAAATTACATGTATTCGCAACTCTACCATTCATGCTCTGACTGACAGCATATAAAGTTGACATTCTGATACGAGCTGGAAGATTAATAAGAGTCTGGTCGCTAATATCTATATTCTCTTTTATTGCATCAAGTACACCATTAACAGCGTCTTCAATAGGAACCGTAGCAAATTTAATACCAAGATTTCCACACAAGAAATACGAATAAGAAATATCGCTTTGCTCACCATTCGGCATTAGTACACCGATTACTCTATCCTTACCAAGTGCTTCTACACACAAAGCTGCTACAATAGAACTATCCTTTCCGCCCGAAATGCCAACAACGGCATTACAGTCCTTCCCGTTTTTCTCAAAGAATTCTCTGATCCAGTCTACACATTTATTTTTTACTTCTATTGCGTTAAATCCTTTCATATTTACTTTCTACCTCCGTATAGTCTTTCACGAATATCTAAAAATGTATCTTCTCTGACAAGTTCTCCGTTTTCAAATACTACTTTCAGAAGAGTATTATCACTCATTTCAAGAAGTTCGTCTCTACACATAAGTTCTCCGTTCTCTCCAGCATATACTTCACAGCATCCTTTATGAGATTTCTTCAACTTGCTTGTATCCGTTTTAGGGTCTTTATAGATCATCAACTTCTTTCCATTGATAACTCCGTATGTTGCTTTCATAGCAATACCAAAAGTATCTCTTGTTGCTACAATGAGTTTTTCATTTTCAACGATTGCAGAGAAACAGAAAGCACCAACGCCATATGCAATACAATTAGCAGCAAACCCACGTTTTTCTAACTCAGACCAAATAGTATCTACATTTGATAAAGTACATCCATCTCCATAAATGATACCAATATGAGGATCAAGCACCTTATACCCTTTAGAGTTCACTGTACCACCAAAAATCTCCCACAACGTTTCTACTGTTTTTACAGAAATATCAACAATGTCTCCGCTGTCAGGACGAATCAATAACTTTCCATTATGATTCATAACATCTTCTTTTACCTGTGGAAGAATATTATTTACCATATTCCAATAATCATAAGTATCTGAAACCATACTGAATGATGTATTAGGGTAAAGTTCATTTAAAAGACGCTTGACAAATGTTACCTCGTCTCTATCAATGGAATAATTTGCTCCCATAACCGAATGTTCCGTAGAAACTGCCCCAACACCCAATCTGTTATTTTTACAATCGGCGTTATAATACTTGTCAATATAGTTGATTGCTGGAATTGTTGATGTCTTATCGAAAGAAATCAGCCAGGATGCAGAACATCTTGTAGCTTCATCCATGCACGACATTCCCCGCATACCAAAATCTGCACAAGCCATAGATGAAGGAATATTTTCTACAGTCTTTTCATACCACTTATCCGCAATCTGCCTATACATATATCCAATAGTTGCATGACAACATGGTTTCCAAAGTTCTACCTGTAAAATACATTCAATCCACTGTACAAGCCACGCAAAATCATCATGTGTATTTGTAATCTCAATACAAGGAACGCCCATAGGCACTAAAGTCCCTTCTGGCAATGCTCTAATTTGTAGTGGTAAATATCCAAGACTGTGAAGATTAATGATCTTATCCCAATCATAATTCTCTTTTCCGATTTGAATATCCATCGAATCTGTATACAGCTCTAATACTTCATCTTTTGTCAATGCAAAGAAATTATCATTAAAATACTCAATCAGATATTCTTTAATAAATGCTTGAAGTCCAAAGAATACCATTTTATTCTGAGTCTTCAACATGGATTTTCTTGGAACCCAATATGAAACCAATTTAGTAAGCCCTGTAGGATACATTCTGTCGTGACACTGTTTATATGTATCAGAAAGCAATAATGCCATTGTATTACTCATTTTTATTTAAACCTCCATAACTGTAATTTTTTCATGTTCACCTGTGAAAATGCTATTTGTTGTAAACAGCCTCTCTACTGTATTATTCTCCAAAGACTTAATCAAAGTGCCCTTCTCCATATTAAGAACCGAATTTTCAGTGTGCGTTGCAAAAGCATAGATTTTATCTACACCATTTTCTTTCAAAGTATTTGCACTATAATAAAGGGAGCCACCATATGCAATAATGTCATCAATCATAAGAACTGTTTTACCAGACAAGTTAATACCATTAGACTTTATATCTAAACCAAGAATCTTTCCTGTATCCCAATCTCTTTTCTTTTCACCATAACAGTATTTGTACTTTGGGAACATATCAGAATATCGTTTTGCTGCTCCCTCGTCTGGGAAATATAAAATCAAATTCGTATTATCTTTCTCAATCTGCTTAATTACTTCATTAATATAAATCTTTGGATTTTCTATAATCACATTATCAATTAGTGCTGCTCCTACATTACTATGTACATCTAAAATCGTTACTAAATCGAATTTAAGCCAATTAATAACATCTGCAAAACTCTTTAATGTAAATACTTCATCTCTTTCGTGAATCCGATCCATTCTTGCATTTGGAAGATAATTCATTTTCAATCTCACTGATTTCGTATAAGGATTATTTCTTAAATGTCTTGTAATATAAATCAGTGTTGATAACTCTTCTTCCTTTTCGTATCTCCAATCAATGCTGTAATCTCCAGATGCCCTCCACATAGATTCTACTAATAACTTCTGTGTTCCATCTGGAAAATGCTCAATATTAATTACTTCATCATTTACTTTAATCATATGCTATTCTCCAATCACATCAATCTGGCACATCTTCATTGTGTCTAACGCTGCCTTATGGCTCTCAGGTGTAACACCAGCACAGCAACTTGCATCTACTGTCATTTTTACTTCTGGAAAATATGCTTTCAGTAACAGAACATTTGAAACCACACAAATATCAGTACACAATCCAACAAATTCAATTTCAATATCATCATTGCCTTTAATTCTGCGAATTTCGTTTACTAACTTTGTTGATCCGAAAGTTCTCTTTTCAATGGTCTTGTAATCTTTACCATCTAATGCTTTCATAATATTCTCGTTAAGCAGCCATCCGTTTGTCATTCTGATACAATGTGGCATAGGAAGTTTCTTACCTTCAGATGTTTCCATGTAATTACTCTGGTGAGTATCAAGTGTAGCAAGAATCTTACCTTCAAAATCCTTAATCTTATTTACCACATTTCCTACAATACCAACCGCTTCTTTTGTCCCTAAAGCTCCGTCAACAAAATCGTTCTGCATGTCTACAACTACTAATACTTTCTTCATATTCTTTTCTTCCTTTCTTTGCTTTGTATGCCTTTGAAATCGTGCATTCATTCCTCTAAAGTAACAACTGTTCTCTCAGGAATAATCTGTTTTGGAATAACTTTCTTAATAATCTTATTTACCACCAAGTTATCATACTCATAGTTATATTCACTGAAATAAGATCCGCTGCGTGTAATTTCTGAAACAGCTGCAATATCAAACATTTTTACTACATTCCATTTATCATCAAACTCACACAACACTCCAATGTCCGTTCTGTACTGATATTTTCCTTCGTCTATCCAGTCACCCTCATCTATGACTTTCACACCATAATTTGTACCATTTACTTCTTCTCCAATGTCTTCAAGACAACTTTCATTATCAAATTCTCCAACAATTTTCTTTGCATCTTCTAAAGACATTTCAGTAAGTTCATCATAATTAAGTTTCAACTCTACCATTCTATTCTCCTTTTAGATTAATCATCTTGAAATTTTAAATATTACATTGTATAATTACTTTAAAAAATGGAGGTGCTATTATGAATAATACATGTTTTGTTATTATGCCAATTGGTTCACAAACTATTGGTGATATTACCCTTAGTGAAGATCAACTAAGAGAAAAATATAATTATATTATAAAAGAGGCTATTTTAAAAGCAGATCCAACTCTTGAAGTTATTCGTGCAGATGAAGAACTGAATCCAGGTTCAATTAGTAATGATATTTTTACGAAATTAATGCATTCAAAATATGTGATAGCTGATATTACATATCCTAATCCAAATGTATTTTATGAACTTGGTATTAGACATGCCATACGTTCAGGGACAATTTTAATCAGAGAAAAGGTAAACTTTTCAATTCCATTTGATATTTCTCACCTTAGACATATTGAATATACACAGGAACCATCTGGTATGGATAAACTTGCAAACGAATTAAAAAGAAGGCTCGCTTTCTATGATAAAAACCCCAACAAACCAGACAATCAGTTTCTTGAGTTATGTTCATTTACAAATTATCAACCTATATCTTACGCGCCTCCTGCACAGTCGAAAGAAGATATAATTGGTAATTTGTTTGGAATGTTTTTAACTAACCCTAAACTCATTCAAGCTGTTACAGATAAACAAATTAGTTCTGAAGAACAGAACAAATTAATTTTTGAAGAGCTTGGGAAAGACCCAGAAACATCAAAAAACTTAATTTCTGCACTATACAAAAGTGGATTACTTGACTAATTATGTTGGGCAGATATTTTTCTGCCCAATGAAACCAAGAATTTAACCGTTTATTTTGTGAAAAAATTCGGTTGCTTTTAAAACATAATCACCCCTATACTTTTCTTTAAAAGCATTATTGATATAGTCAATCATTTTATTGTATTCATTATTAAACAATGCTACAAATATCGGATTTAAAGAAAACCAGTCCATAGTTAAAGCGTAAAATTCGCCATTTCTTTCAAAAGCACTTGTGTATCCTATTTCATGAAATAATTTCAAAATAGAAGATAATAATTTAGGAATTGGAACATTAAAAGAAAAATATAAAAACAATATAGAAGCTATAAAGATATTAAAATTATGTGAAGAACAAAAAAGATACGCTACTATAAAAGAACAAGAAATACTTTCAAAATATGTAGGGTGGGGTGGATTAAAATATGCTTTTGATGAAAAAAATAATAATTGGTCAGATGAATATGTGGAATTAAAGAATTTACTTTCAGAAGAAGAATATAAAAATGCAAGAGCTTCGAGCTTAACCGCATATTATACACCACCAGTAGTAATAAAGAATATTTACAAGGCATTACGAAATATGGGCTTAAAACAAGCAAATATTTTAGAGCCATCTTGTCGGAATAGGTAATTTTTTCGGAATGTTACCAAAAGAATTAAATGATTGTAAAATGTATGGAGTAGAATTGGATTCACTGTCTGGAAAAATAGCTCAACAATTATATCAAAAATCTACTATTGCTGTACAAGCTTTTGAGAAGATTAATATTCCTGATAACTTTTTTGATGTAGCATTAGGTAATGTGCCTTTTGATACTTTTAAACCTAATGATAGAAGATATAACAAAAACAAGTTTGTAATACATGATTATTTTTTTGCAAAAACATTAGATAAAGTAAGACCAGGCGGAATTATTGCTTTTATTACTAGTAAATTTACATTAGATAAAGAAAATAATAGTGTCAGAAAGTATTTGTTACAAAGGGCTGAATTAATAGGAGCGATAAGATTACCAGACAATACATTTAAAAAT